ATCAGTATTGAGGGGAATGTCATAAGTGCTACAGGAGGAGGCGGTAGTACAGACCTCTCAGCCTACGCCACGAAAGCAGACGTCAATGCTGCTCTCGATGGAAAGCAGAACACTCTCACTCCTGGCAACGGCATCACAATCAACGGCTCCGAAATCTCAACGACTTACAAAATCTGGCACGGCTCGCAGGCAGAGTACGACGCGATTGCAGCCAAGGACGACATGACAATTTATTTAATCGAGGAATCATGATAGGCATCGGGAATAAAGGCATCTCTGACCTCAGGCTGGGGTCAAAGTCCGTCTCGGCGGCATATCTTGGCATAAATAAGGTCTGGCCGAGGGACTCCTCTGTCGTGGCTGTAACTGGAGTGAGCCTTGACAAGACATCGCTATCATTGAGAGTAGGTAATACTGAACAGATTACTGCTACCGTTAAACCTGATGACGCGACTGACAAGAGCGTGTTCTGGGTATCAATGGACGAACGTATAGCTACCGTAGACCAGAGCGGCAATGTGACTGCAGTAGGAGCAGGCACGACAACCGTTCATGCCGTTGCAACAAGCAATCAGGACATCTATGCAACATGCCAGGTTACAGCTGTAGCTGCCACCGTGGCTGTAACTGGAGTGAGCCTCGGCAAGACTTCACTCAGTCTCACCGAAGGAGCTAGCGAGAAGCTGCTTGCTACCGTGTCCCCTTCCAACGCAACCAACAAAAGCGTCACCTGGTCATCATCTGATGATTCTGTCGCTACCGTTGACCAGAGCGGGAACGTGACCGCCGTGAAAGCCGGAGACGCAACCATCACGGTCAGAACCACGGACGGGGGCAAGACCGCTTCCTGCTCAGTCAACGTCACTGCTGCAATAAGCATTATTGATTACATTCTGACGGACGGGGCATGCCGGGTCCCGCTCCTTAACGTGAAGCCTAAGCAAGATATGGTAATAGTGTCGAGCTTCTACGTTGGGAGAGACCCCGGTGACAGGCGAATTTTCTACGGCACTGAGAACGGAGTCATACAGATGTTCGTTAATGTGTCTGGCAAAGAAAGAAGAATAAGCAGTTATGGTTACATGAAGGGAGGGAAAAGGAACATCAGCTACGAAGCAAGGCCGACTGAGCCGATGTACTACTTGCTAAAGCAGGACTTCAGTGGCACTCAGAATCACACGGCATACTACTCGAACGGCGGAAGCCCTTATCGAAGCTCGGAACTCGACGATTATCAGGTGAATAATCCAAATAAGAGATTCTACTACGGCTACGCCGACAGCGCGGCTTTTCCGAGCGACCAGAACCTCAGCATATTCGGCTTGGCGAACGGGAGTACCGATAATTACATGGTTGCGGGCAGCAGGTTCTACGGCATGAAGATATGGAGCGGCGGAAATCTAGTTCATGACCTAGTGCCTGCAAAAAAGGCAGCCGAGTACGGCATATATGATGCCGTGACGCAGGATTTTTACGCAAACGCAGGAACTGGCACGCTAAAGGGAGTGAACATATGATACGAATTAGTGGGGACAACCGCAACATTGACAATATACCAGGCAAAGATTATGGCCGGAATCCTTTGCCGGGTTCCTTAAAATATACGATAAGATGGAAACGAATATTTGGTTGGATATAATAAAGGTCGCCGCTGGAATTTTGACCGGCGGGGGTCTTTGGGCGTGGATAAAGGCCCGTGAGGATAAGAGAAAAACGCCTTACGACATGCTCCGCGACCTGCTGGCAGAACAAAAAAAATTTTACGAAGAGCGCAATGCAGATTATGAACGGGAGAAGCTGGATTCGGCCGAAAAATCATCTGTAATCATGCAGTCGCATTTTTGCAAGCATAAATATAAGGACCCGAACATTGTTTGCCCGGTTGACGTGGCGAACGACAAGCGTCTAAAAGAACGTTGCAATAGATGCGATTATAACGAGCAAAAAGAAACAGAAAATGAAAACAATTGATTCAATAGTCATTCACTGCTCGGCGACCCGAGCCGGGCAGGATGTGCGCGCCGCTGACATCGATAAATGGCACAAGGAACGCGGCTTTGCAATGATTGGGTACAATTACGTCATTGACTTAGACGGTACGGTTGAGGTTGGCCGCCCATTGAGCATGGACGGAGCGCACTGCAACACGGCCGGATTGTCCGGCCAGTCGTATAACAAACACTCTATAGGAATTTGTTATGTTGGTGGACTTGACGAAAACGGGAAGCCGGCCGATACCCGAACCCAGGAACAAAAATTGTCACTGGCTAATCTTGTCAATAAGTTGTGCGACGAATACCCGATTACCGAGATTCTCGGGCATCGGGACGCAAGCCCCGACCGGAACGGGGATGGCGTAATATCTCGTAACGAGTGGATAAAACAATGCCCGTGTTTTGACGTGCGCGCAGAGTTCCCTATAGCGGTCTGTACCGCTAATATGTAAATATTAACCCTTTAAAACCATTAAACCATGACTAAAGACGAAATGAATGCCGCTCTTGACAAGATGCTTGAGCAAGGCAACCAGCTGAGAGCCAGTGAACTTATTCCTGTGCTGAAGGCAATCGTTGGGGCTCTCCCCTCCGAGTAACTTAACCGTTTAACTCCCTCCCGGTACCTCGCCGGGAGGTAATTTTTCTCAATTATGAAAAAGCTAATACCCTATCTTGTAATCCTGGTCTTATTCGGAATTATCGGCTTATTGTGGGTCCATATTTCTTCCCAGAAAAAGAATCTGGACCGTATTAAGGAAAATATGGAGGTTCTTCTGGAGTCAAATAATGGCCTTATATTAAAGGCCCGTCATTACCAAATCCAGGACAGCCTCAACGTTGCGCAAATCAATAGTTTAGAGCTAACGGTTAAAGAGTTCAAGGCCTACCGAGAGAAGGACGCGAAACTGATTAAAGACCTCAAAATTCGTAACAAAGACTTGGAAGCACTTGTTAACGCTAAGCTGGAAACGCGTGATACAATTCTTGTTGCAGTTCATAATATGATACCCGGAGTTGCTACTTTCAACTATACAAGTACCTGGACAGACCTGTCCGGAACTATTGATATGGTAAAAGACACAATGCAAGTCAGTATTACGAACCGAGAGGACTTGGAGATTGTTGAGAGTATTACTCGTAAAAGGTTCCTTGGTTTCCTCTGGTACTGTAAAAAGCTTGAAAGTAGAAAGGTCGACGTTGTGAGTCATAACCCAAACACCACTATAAAAAATGTTAGCTATACGAAGATTGTGCAATAATTGTGTCAACTCTTCGGTCTCAAGCTAATTCCCTATTACGCCGTTTCTAAACAATAATTGAAGCGGTTAAACAATCTTAAACAATACTTTGTTTTTCATAACTAATTGATTTTTAATAAATTAGGACGGTCTAAACAATTAAACAATAATTTCTATAAAAACATTGGACCATTGTAGTAGTTATAGACTTGTTATATGGATTTTTATAGAAATACCTATATATTATATAGACTTTTTTGTTTTATTGTTTGGAACAGTCTAACTGATTGATTTTCAATTAGTTAGGGTTAAACAATCATTGTTTGGATTGTTTAGAAACTCGAACGTGTTGTTTAGGAGGCTTGATTTGCTGATTTTTAATCACGCATGCCCTTTATGCCCCGAGAATTAGCTGAAAAAGCCCTTAAATGCAAAACGAAAAAATTTTTCAATTTTATTTTTTATATGAAAAATTTCCGCTATATTCGTATAAGAAAATAAATGAAGCAGAACATGCAAGAACAGCAATCACTATTCTATTTAAACAACGTACTTAAAAACTACAAGCTGAATCAAGCTGACGTAGCAAACGTTATGTTTCCTACAAACAAGAACGCCGACCTAGCGCTCCGTCGAATCCTTAAAGGAGAGGGCCACGTTTCAGTAGACCAGCTTGAAGCCCTCGCGCAGTACGTGGGTGTGTCTGTTTCCGCTATATATGAAGCGGGTTGCGACATGTGGCATGATGCTACAGAAAAGCTGGATAACTTCTGTATTAAGCGAGGTATCTATACAGCTAAGTATATTTATGCCACTCACGTGTTAACCGTTACAGCGGACGACAAAGAATTGTTTAACGACGTTGTTGCAGATGGCGACTTGCTCGTTCAGGACTTAGTAAACATCATTAACAGTATTATAGATGGAACCTATTCAAATTAACGTAACAGTCAAGTTGGACGACGCCACTCAGGCTTTCCTGAGCTCGTTGTTCCACGGTACCGCCCAACCGGCGGTAGCACCTGCTCCTGTAAAGCAGCCGAAACCTGCGCCCGCAAAGCCCGCTGAACAGCCTAAGCCCGCAGCAACGCCTGCTCCTGTAGAGCAGCCGAAACCCGCGCCCGCAAAGCCCGCTGAACAGCCTAAACCCGCTGAACAGCCTAAACCCGCAGCGCCGGCTCAGTCCTCCATTACCATTGACAGCCTTCGCGAGCTGGCGATGACCAAGATGAATGCTCACCGCGTTGAAATCAAACAGAAGCTCACAGAGCTTGGTACTCCGTCAATTACAAAACTTGACGCAGCCAAGTACCAGGAAATGTATGACTTCCTTAAAGGTCTTGAGTAATGGGTAAGTCACAGACAAAACGACTTAGAGAAGCAACCAAACGTTTCGGTCAGGAAGACCGGAACCGGTTGGCAAGTACAAGAGCAAATTTATCTGTTCTTGTTCATGCAAGAAAAGTGGAAGCAGGCTTAATCTCACCCGCTGCAGCAGTTGCTCGTCCTACAAATACTGGTCGGGTTCTTGTTAAGCGGTATTCTACCTCGCTTACATATCAGGAGAACGAAGATAAATTTGGTAGGGCTCGTTAGCAATATGAAGACTTTAAGTACATCACCTAAAAAGGCTCCGGCTCCTACGTCGCACGCCCTTTTGTCAGCTTCGCTTTCAAGCCGCTGGTTGCATTGTACTCCAGCTCCTAGACTTGAAGAGAAATTCGGTATAAAGACCGATTCTACTTACGCCCAGGAAGGTACGCTGGCCCACGCCTTTTGTGCTCTTTATTTGGAGCATGATATTCTTCACAAGTGTACTGACAAGCAGTTCAATGATGAGCTCGAGCGCTTGATGAGCAACGAGCTTTTTACAGAGGACATGCTAAACTATGTAGACCAGTATGTTGAGTATTGCACCAATGAATATATGGAAGCGCTCGCACACGAGAAGCAAGCCAGCATGTTCGTTGAGCAGAAACTCGACCTCACGGAATTTATTCCTGAGGGCTTTGGTACTGCAGACTGTTGTGTTATAAGCGACGACGTTCTGGAGGTTATTGACTTCAAATATGGTATGGGCGTACCAGTTTATGCAGACTGGAACTCTCAGCTTATGCTCTATGGACTTGGTGCTCTCCAAATTTTCTCTGGCATTTACGACATCAAGGAGGTCCTGCTTACGATTGTTCAGCCGAGAATTGACAACATTTCCTCGTTCCAAATCTCGGTAGACGAGCTCAATAAGTGGGTACTTGATGAGCTCAAGCCTAAAGCAAGAATGGCCTGGAACGGCGAGGGTGAGCTTCTGCCTGGCGATTGGTGTAAGTTCTGTACGGTTAAAACTCGCTGTCGTGCTCTCTACGAGGAGCAAATCAAAATCGCCAAAGCCGATTTTGCAGAAGACCCTCGGATGCTGTCTGACGAGGATATTGCGGACATTGTTCGTCGTGCTCCGAGTTTTACGAGTTGGGTTAACTCCGTTACAGAGTATGCGCAGAATCAAGCCGTTAATGAGGGTAAACAGTGGCCTGGTCTTAAACTGGTCGAGGGCCGGTCTGTCCGCAAGTGGATTGACCCCGACCTCGCAGAGAAGACAATCCGCGAACGTTGTCCTGAAATTCCTAATGACGTACTCTACACTACTAAGCTTAGTAGCTTGACTACTATTGAACGCGCAGTGGGCAAGAAAGAATTCTCAACACTGTTTGCTGATATTGTAGTAAAGCCTGCTGGTACTCCTACTCTCGTTCCGGAGGACGACAAACGTCCTGCTATCGGTATCGCACAAGCACAAAAAGACTTTCAATAATTAAAGCTATGAACACAATCATTGTAATGTTTGAAGGCACTTGTAAAAAGAAGTATGCCTACAACACCGACTCCAAAGTTGCCATTGGCGACGTTCTTGTGTCGCCTGAGTACGACAACAAGATGACTGTTATCGACGTCTTAGAGGACTGCTACAAGTACGTCAATCCTGACACTGGCGAGCTCTCCAACAAGATGACCTCCCTGAACCAGAACCTCATCCGGACTCTTAAGGTCGCGGCTGATAAGGTCGACCAGACTATACTCTGTATTAGGTTAACAAAATAATTCAGTATCATTATGGAACAAACAACAAAAGTTGTAACTGGAAAAGTACGCTTCAGTTACGTGGCTGTATTCCAGCCAAAGGCTATGGACGATAAGTCTGAGCCCAAGTACAGTGTTTCTATCATCATTCCGAAGAGCGACAAGGCCACACTTGACCGCATCAACAAGGCTATCGAGGCCGCGAAGGTTGCTGGAAAAGCAAAGCTTGCCGACAAGACTGGCAAGATTCCTGCTAACATCAAGATTCCGCTCCGCGACGGTGATACTGACCGCCCTGACGACGAGGCCTATGCCGACTCCTTCTTTATCAATGCCAGCAGCAACCGCAAACCCGGTGTGGTTGATGCCCAGCTGAATGAAATTATCACTCCTGAGGACTTCTACTCTGGCTGCTATGGCCGCGCCTCTATTAACTTCTACGCATTCAATGCCGCCGGCAATAAAGGTATTGCTGCCGGCCTGCAGAACCTCCAGAAGTTAGCCGAAGGTGAGCCGCTTGCAGGTGCTTCCGCTGAGCAGGACTTCGGTGGTGACAACGAGTACAAAGACAGCGATATGCTGTAGTGCTCTCTTAGCTCGGATAGGACGTAATAGAAAGCCGTCGCGGTTTTTTAATAATTTTACCGGTAAACATTAGCTGGCCCGTTACCAGCCCGAGCTACAAAGCATTTTGTTGTGAAACCCAATGCAAAACTTAGTGATTTTAAGGACAGCGCTCATCGACCAATGGTAGGTCCTCAGTCTCGCTTGACCGCTTGCTGACGATGCCAGTTCGAATCTGGCTGAGCGCACTATGGACTACTTATTTATAGACTTAGAAACATACTCCTCGAGAGACCTGAAGACTGTAGGCCTTTACAAATATGTTGAAGACCCAGAGTTCGAGATTCTTATTTGTGGCTATGCTTTTAACCATGAGCCGGTTACTGTTGTTGACCTGGTAAATGGTGAGGAATGGCCAGAACGCCTGGTTAACGCCCTTAACGACCCTAATGTTATTAAAGTGGCGCATAACTCTGCTTTTGAGCGTCGATGCTTTGCTCGTATTGGTATGAAGACCTCTATTGAGCAATGGCGCGACACTCTTATTTTATCTGCCTATGCTGGTTTGCCTCTTGCATTGAAAGACATCTGCGATGTTCTCAAAATAAAGGAGCGTAAACTCGCCACAGGACTTCTGTTGATTAGATTCTTCTCGTGTCCTTGTAAGCCTACTAAAACTGACCCTAACAAGACCAGAAATTATCCAGAAGACGACCCAGAAAAGTGGGAAAGCTACAAAGAGTATAACGATTATGACGTGCGGTCTGAGCGTGAGATATTCTATAAGCTCACTGAAGAAATGCATGTAGAATGGCCGGAGTCTGAGTTAGCGCTCTATATCTTAGACCAGCAGATTAACGATAAAGGCATTCTGCTTGACCTCGACCTCGCTGAGAAGGCCCTCGACATAAATGAGAAGTACTCCGCTCAGGTTCTCAAAGAAGCACAAGACTTGACTGGCCTGGAGAACCCCAATTCTGTGGCACAGCTTGCTGATTGGATTGAAGCTATTACAGGCCTTCGTCCTGAGTCCTTTGAGAAGCGATACCTGTCTCAGCTTTATGAGGACTACGCTAAATTCCCTGAAGTAATTAAAATGCTGGACTTGCGCAAAAAGCTCGCTAAGTCTTCCATTAAGAAGTATCAGATGATGCTTAATTGCGCCATGGACGACAGGCGCATTAGAGGCACATTCCAGTTCTACGGTGCAAACCGGACAGGTCGTTGGGCTGGTCGTCTTCTGCAATTGCAGAACCTCGCTAAGAATCATATTAGCCATATTGAGATAGCAAGAGAAGTTGTAAAAACTGGCGACGTTAATGTTGTTGGTATGATGTATGATGACGTATCAGACATTTTGTCACAGCTTATTCGTACTGCAATTATCGCTCCTGAAGGCATGCTCATAGGCGTTGCTGACTTCTCCGCCATTGAGGCCCGTGTTATTTCCTGGTATGCCAATGAACAGTGGAGAATGGACGTGTTTAATGGCGATGGTAAAATTTACGAGGCTACCGGTTCTAAGATGTTCGGTGTTCCAATCTCTGCTATTACCAAGGGCTCCGAATTACGCCAGAAGTCTAAAATCTCTGAGTTAGCTCTCGGCTATGGCGGAGGTGTTAATGCGCTCGAAAGAATGGGCGGTCACGATATGGGATTGTCTCAGCAAGTCGAACTTGACCTGGTTAGGAAATGGCGCAATGCAAATCCTGCAATTGTAAAGATGTGGTCTGAGCTTGAGACTGCGGCGGTTACTGCCATCAAGTATCATAAGCCTGTTGTAGCTACAATCCGTAAGCTGGTCTTTGAGTGTGACGGTGAGAACTTGACCATCAAGCTCCCTTCCGGCAGAAAGCTCTATTATCGGCATCCACACTTTAAGAGTGTACGTGTAGGAAGCTCAACCTATGAAAGCTCTAATATCTTCTATGAAGGTACTACTGATAAGGGCGTCTGGGGCGATATTGATACTTACGGCGGAAAGCTGACTGAGAATATTGTACAGGCTACAGCTCGAGATATGCTAGGCAATTCTATGCTTAATCTTGCAGCGGCTGGTTATCTTCCTATTTGTCACATACACGACGAAGTTCTTATTGAAATACCAAAAGAAAATGCGGAAGACCACTACAATAAGATTGTGAGCATTATGGATAAGCAGCCTAAGTGGGCTTTAGATATGCCGCTTAAAGCAGATGGATATGTAACACCTTTTTACTTAAAGGACTAAGATAATGACCGATTATAAAGTAACTACGGACGAGCAGCTTGATATAGCAATAGGGACAAGCGCAACAAGTAAGACCTGGCGTAACACAAAGATTATGTGGTCAGAGCTTGTTGCTCGTTTGGCTAAACCTGTAGTAACAGTTGAGACCTATAAAGAATACACTTCAATGCCGAAGTCTGACCGTGCAAAAGTCAAAGACCTTGGTGGTTATGTTGGAGGTTTTCTTGTTGGAGGAAAGCGTGATAAAGCCAGTGTTTCATACCGGCAAATAATAACCCTCGACGTTGACTTTTCCCACGACAATTTCTGGTGGGACTTCACTATGTTATACGATTGCGCGGCAGTTCTTCACGCCACGCACTCTTCGGGTCCAAATCATGTTAGGCATCGCCTTATCATTCCTTTGGATAGACAAGTCTCGTGCGAAGAGTATCAAGCCATCGCGAGAAAAATTGCCGGTAACACTGGTATTAACTGTTATGACTCAACGACCTTTGACATCAATCGCTTGATGTTCTGGCCGTCTATCCCGAAGGACGTTGAGTATGACTTTCACTTCCAGGATGGTGCATTTCTATCTGCTGATAAGGTCCTCGCTACTTATGGCGACTGGCATAATGTTATGGAGTGGCCTGCACCTGAGGATGAGACTGAGTATATAACTAAGACTATTAACAAACAGGAGAATCCTATTGAGAAGTCTGGCATTGTAGGAACTTTCTGCCGTGCTTATTCCATCACTGCAGCAATTGAAACTTTCCTTTCTGACGTGTACGTTAAATCTGGCAAAGACCGGTATACGTATACACAAGGTTCAACCGCTTCAGGCCTGGTTGTATACAAAGACTTATTTGCATATTCACACCATAGCACAGACCCTGCAGGCAATAGACTCTGTAATGCGTTTGACTTGGTTCGTATTCACAAATTTGGCAATCTGGATAAAAAGCCAGAGGACACCGCCAGCTTCAAAGCTATGGAGGTCTTCGCTACTAAAGACCCGGAAATCCGCAAACGAATTGCAACAGAAAATATCCAGGCCGCAAAATTTGACTTTGCTGAGCCTTATGAAGAGCCAACGCCTGAAGATACTGAATGGCTCAAGAGCCTTACTGTTAATACAAAAGGTGAGTATGAGACAACTGCAAACAATATAAACATTATACTCTCTAATGACCCGAAATTAAAAGGTGCTTTTAAGCTAAATACCTTTAATAACAAGCGCTATGTTGTAAAGAGTCTTCCCTGGAGAATTGTTAAAGGTGAAGAGCCATTAAAAGACGTAGATTATGCGGGCTTGCACAATTACATTGAGTGCTTGTATAATATTGGGTCTTTTGCAAAGATTGATGATGCTTTCGCACTTGATTTTGAGAAGAACCAATACCACCCAATTCAGGAATATCTTATGGGCCTATCTTGGGACGGTTCTCCTCGTGTTGATACACTTCTTATTGACTACTTTGGTGCTGAAGACACTCCATATACAAGAGCAATCATAAGAAAGACGCTTGCGGCTGCAGTTGCTCGTGTATTCCAGCCTGGTATTAAGTTTGACACAGCCTTGGTACTTGTAGGTCCACAAGGTTCTTACAAAAGTACTTTTGTTAAAAAGCTCGGTCGAGACTGGTTCTCAGATACATTTACAACAGTCCAAGGTAAAGAGGCTTTCGAGCAGATTCAAGGCGCATGGATTGTTGAAATGGCAGAGCTCTCCGGCTTGAAGAAAGCTGAGGTTGAGGCTATCAAGCATTACATATCAAAGCGCGAAGATTCATTCCGTCCGGCTTATGGCCGCGTGGTTGAAACCTATAAACGCCAGTGTGTATTTTTTGGTACAACCAATTCACAAGACTTTTTGCACGACCCTTCTGGTAATAGACGCTTCCTGCCGGTAGATGTGAATATCGCGCGTGTTACAAAGTCTGTTATTGAAGATATGACAGACGAGGAGGTTGACCAGATTTGGGCTGAGGCTTATCAAATCTATAAGAACCACGAGCCTCTATACCTTCAGGAAGAAGCAGCTAAACTCGCAGTTGATGCTCAGAATAAACATGAAGAAGCAGATAACAGACGAGGCATTATAATCAATTATCTTGACCGACTTTATCCAGAAGACTGGGACTCCAAAGATGTGTTTGAGCGTAAGCAATGGCTCGAAGACCCTCTCTCAGCAAACGGTACAGTACGTAAAGACTTTGTTTGTATTGCGGAGATTTGGTGCGAGTGCTTAGGTAAAGACCGTGCAGATATGACACGCTATAATACTCGAGACCTCAACGAGATAATGAGAACTATTGATACTTGGGAGAACACAGGTTCAACTAAGACCTTTGTAAACTATGGCGTCCAGAAGTATTATAGGAGAAAAGAGGGATAGCGAGAAAACTCTCGAGCACTCTCTGGTTGAGAAGATACGTCGACGTGGCGGTATATGCTTGAAGTTACAAGGCAATATGTATGCGGGCATGCCGGACCGATTGGTACTGCTACCAGGAGGACGCGTAGTTTTTGTAGAGCTCAAGTCTGAAGGTATTAAGCCAAGAAAATTGCAGCTAATAAGGCACGAGGAATTAAGAGCTTTAGGTTTTAAAGTATTTGTTATTGATACACACGAGAAGTTAACCCAGTTTTTAAATGAACAAGTCTGATTTACATAACTATCAGCAAGTTTGCGTGGACCATATTATAAATGTACCGTATTGCGGTTTGTTTCTTGATATGGGCCTAGGGAAAACTGTTATAACACTTACGGCAATTAATGACTTAATGTTTGACTACTGCGAAGTTAGGCGGGTTCTGGTAGTAGCACCTAAACGTGTTGCAGAAACAGTGTGGCAAGAGGAAGCAGAAAAGTGGGACCACTTGAAGCACTTGCGCTTTTCCAAGATTATCGGTACACCTAAGCAAAGAGTAGCAGCTATAAACAAACCTGCAGATATTTACATTGTTTCTCGTGATAACATTGCTTGGTTGTGTCTCTACTTTGGCGGTCAGAAGCTACCGTATGACATGGTTGTAGCCGACGAGCTTAGTAGTTTTAAGTCTTATAAGGCCCAGCGGTTCAAAGCCTTAAGGGCTATTCGTCCAGGTCTTATGCGATTTGTAGGATTAACAGGTACACCTGCACCAAATGGTTTTATTGACTTGTGGCCACAAATCTACCTTATGGACCGAGGAATGCGCTTAGGCAAGACTATAACGGCCTTCCGCCAAAACTATTTCAAGCCGCTTGTGTCCGACGGGTTTATTGTCTACAAGTACGGGTTGCTGCCTGGCGCCGAAGAGGAGATACGTCGTAAAGTCTCAGATATTTGTATAAGTATGTCCAGGCAAGACTATTTAACAATGCCAGACAAGATTGATAACTTTGTAGAGCTCCAAATGTCTTCTGCGCTCAAAGCCCAGTATGACGAGTTTGAGAAGGAGAAAGTGCTTGAGCTTACAAATGCAGTGGACGCTGACGGAAAACCGCTTACAATTACAACGGCTAATGCAATGGGTTTGTCTAATAAACTTCTCCAATTTGCTAATGGCGCAGTATATGATAATGAGACAGAAGCGAGGCAAGCACACGAAGTTCACGATATAAAACTTGAAGCGCTTAAAGAAATAGTTGACGACGCAAACGGACAACCGGTTCTTGTGGCTTGGACTTTCCAGTCTGACCGCGACCGCATCAAGGAGTATTTAAAAAGCTATGAAGTAAGAGAGCTTAAAACTGCTCGTGACATAGTTGAGTGGAACGAGGGCAAAATACAAATTCTTATTGCACATCCTGCATCTGCTGGTCACGGTCTAAATCTCCAAGCTGGAGGAAATATTATAGTCTGGTTTGGTCTTACCTGGAGTCTTGAATTGTACCAACAATTTAACGCCAGACTTTATAGACAAGGTCAACAGAAGGGCGTTATTATAAATCATTTAATTATGAAAGGAACAGAGGACGAAGAGGTTATAAAAGCTCTCAAAACTAAAGACAAAACACAATCTGGACTCCTGGAGAGTCTTAAAGCAAAGCTTGATAAATATAAACAAAATTTCCAATAGCTATGAACATTTTACACAGAGCTGACGAAATCGTCAACCACCGTTCTGAAGAACGCGAACGCCAGTATGGCCCTTTCTCCAAGTGCATGGAGCGTGCAGCAAGCATCTTTAACGCGATGTCTCCTGAGGGTGAGACTATTACGCCTGAAGGCATGTACCGTGCTATGATTGCTATGAAGTTTGCACGTGAAGCAAATGCCCACAAAGAGGACAACCTCCTTGATGCTCTTGCTTATATCGGAGCGCTCAACAACTACATTGCAGAAAAAGCGGAAGACCCTAAACTCTTTTAGTCATGGTCACAATTAGCAACGTAAAGGTTTACGACCTTGTAGAGAGTGTTTGCGCTTGCCGCAATGCAATGCGCATTGAACCTTCTGACTATTCCGCAGAAGACTTTGAAAAGTCATTGGAGCGAGCTAAGAAGCTGGCAAGTCTCAGTAGTAACTCTGGTCACCCCAACTTCCTGACGGGTATCCGCGTGTCCTTTGACATCGTGTACCCGCAGTACTTCACTCCGCAGCTCCAGCGGTACCACTTCATTGACATTGTGTCCTCCAGCAGCAAGGACCATCGGCTGTCCAAAATTATGATGGCCGGTAGTTACAATGAGTACGTAACAGAAGAGACCAAGGCCAGTGTGCAGAAGTACCTTGATGCTTACAATGCCGACCCGAGCTATGAGAACCACATGGTTCTCCTCAGCAACTGTCCTCTTGGTCTGCAGCTCTTTATGAGATGCAGCACGAACTACATGAGCCTCCGAAACCTCTACCATCAGCGTATTCACGATAAGCTGAAAGAGGACTGGGGCGCGGTTCTCGACATGATTCACAATCTGCCTTATGCAGAAGACTTTATAACTCTCGGCGAGTAATGGGACGCACGTTTCAGGAAATAGCAGATGAAATAGACTTGACTTGGAATGGTGTAAACAGGCAGACCGTTAGAGCAGGTATTTATCTGGAGGCACTTCAGGAGTTTGATACAACTGACCCTGAGGCTACCCGCGGCGGACAAAGAGCTAAAGACTTAGTATTGGGCTTTTTGCAAACTGCGTATTGTTTTAAAGGTCGTGCAAGCTATAGACTGAAACGAGAACTAAGAGACGCCGCAGGTATAAAATTTGATATTCATAAAAGTTGTCACGTAATATGAAAATTGTAAAAGTAAGAAACGTTAAAACTCCTGAAAGGGGTACTAACAAAAGCGCAGGAATAGATTTCTATATTCCTGAAGATTTTGAAACCAAGATGCTCTTCCCGCATACTGACATCCTTATCCCGTCTGGTATTATAGCCAAGATTCCCGAGGGTTATATGCTCATGGGCGCGGATAAGTCTGGCGTTGTAGTATCAGAAGAGGGATATGTAAGGACCAAGCTTGGGCCCAGAAAGCGCAAGCCTTTTCCCAGCCCGCTCATTGTTGGCGCCAAGATTATTGACGAGGACTACCAGGGTGAAATCCATATCCACGTCATCAATGTTGGTAACAACTGTATCACACTCACGCCTGGTATGAAGATTGCGCAGTTCATTCTCATACCTGTCTCCTACGAAAACGTTGAGGTAGTTGACTCAAGAGACGAGCTTTTCCCTGAAGAGTCTGACCGTGGCGCCGGTGGCTTTGGTTCAACAAATAAGTAGAAACTTAGGCCAGTCTCCGAGTTGTAAGCAGCTATAATTACAAATTTACCCGTGTCCAAATAAACTGCAATAAGACAACTAAGTGAGACTGACCTTTTAATCTTAAAAGCTATGAGACCTAATATTGAAGAGTACCTTCGTGAACAAGGTTGGGTGTTTGCCGGAGTATCGCAACCGGACCATAAGCGTCAGTGGGCCCAAATGGACGGTAACAAAGTTAAACGTGTGGCTCTTGAGAGTGAACTTGAGGACCTTGCATTAAACATAGTTAGCCATGACTAAAGAAGAAGCAATTGATAACGTACGGTCATTCATTGGCCAACTTACTGCTGAATGCCAAGAATCAATTCACACTCTTATTCCAGAACTTGCAGAGAGCGAGGGCGAAAGGGTAAGGAAAGCGTTAATTGATGGCATAAGGCAGATTAGATGTAAGAATAGCGTCACTCAAGAACAAATGCTTGCTTGGCTTGAAAAGCAGAAAGAGCAGAAGCCCGCAGAGTGGAAACCGCAGCCAGAGTCATTAGAAGCATTGATGTATGCAATAGAGGGGAAGTGGGAAGCGATTAAACCCACAAGTTATCTATCTCGCAGGCTGGAAGACCTTTATGACGGGCTGGTTAATACATTTAATGTTGATGAGTCATTTATTGCTCATGAAAATGATTACGTGAGCAAATCCGCAGAGTGGAACGAGGAGGATGAGAGGACTCTTGAAAGCTTCCTCGGATGGTTGCAAGGCTCAATGGGCGAAAAAACATATTCCTCATGGCTGAAGTCCCTCCCCGAAAGATTCAGTCTTAAGCCAAAGCAAGGGTGGAGCGAGGAAGATGAGAAGAACCTTGAACGTGTCACGGATTGTATCTATGATTTTTATCCAGACCCAGTAGTGAAATACAAGCTGAAAGACTGGCTCAAATCCCTCCGTCCCCAGCCTCAAGAAGAAACCTATCAAGCCGCCAAGCATGACATTGCAATAAGGTTTATGAACTATCTGGATGAAAATCGTCCAGAAGGAAAGATGTCTTTGTCTAACGGAGAGTGCGAGGACATTGACAAAGCTTTCAAGGAGAATGACTGGGCGAAAATAATAAGATATGTAGAGAAGTATTGTCCTTCTTGGAAGCCTAGCGAGGAGCAGATGGAAGCATTGGAAAATTCTACTGCGCTTACAGAAGAACAAGGAGAGGCGTTATACTCGCTTGTTCAAGACCTCAAAAAGTTATAGTTATGAAACACTTTGATGTTATAAACATTATTTTGTGGACGCTTGTGCTTTTGGTCCTCTCGTTCTCATTAGGACGAAGTCTCAGAGCTGAGTCTGTAGTGGAGGAGCCAGTTCCAGTTGTTACCGAAGTAGCAGATACTCTGGACGTCTGGCAACAGCTTATAATGGCAATTGCATTCACTGAGAGCCGATTCACTACAGATACTTTAGGAACTGCTGGAGACACCGGAATTCTGCAATTGCGAGAAATCTACGTTAAGGAAGTAAATCGCTTATACGGAACTGAGTATACTATTCGAGACGCCTATGACCCAGAAAAGTCCTTGGAGATTTTCAGCTTGATGCAAGAGCACTACAATCCTGATAGGGACTTAGCTATAGGAATCAAGTATCACAACAAGAGCCCTTTTTATGCTGCTACAGTTAAACAGAATATGGCGCTTATTAAACGTTACGAAGAATTTAGAAAACTTTTAATGAATACCGAATTATGAAACGCTTTTTCAAAAAAGTCTGGAACGTTATCCGAACAATTGGCTTGATGATTCTCGGAGTTCTCTTCATGATTGCATACTTCTTTAAGTGGCTCTGGCAAAGACTGGTAATCTGGGTGCGCGACACCAAGTGGGTTAGGAAGACTGGCAAAGTCATTGTCAAGATATTTGAGATTCTATATATGCCTATCTATTACGCGGTATACCTTGTCTCAATAGTCCTCCGCTTCTTAACTTGCATCTGCTATGTCTTTATGTTTAATCCTGGTCGCGCTTGGCGCGCATTCAAACTTATTCTCAAATGATGGACCTCAACAAGCTATCTGCTGAAGACTTAGCCCTCCTGCTCGCTGAACTCGAACAGGAGGACGAGGCTTTATCTACAGATGTTGCTAAGATTGAGCAAAGTATTGTAAAAGAAGAGACGCTTGATTTTGTAGACGTTACTGAAGAAGACACGTCAGATACTTCTGATGTAACAACGAAACTTAAAGAGTACGGAAAGGTAAAAGACAAGGATGCACATACACGCTACAAGATTAAAATCCAACGCCTTGCTGTTAGCCAAAGCATAATAAGGCTCTCAGACACAATTCCGAATTATGACTTGCAAGCGCTCACTCGTATTGTAGCAGAGAAGCAAGTTACAATTGCGGAACGTGCACAGGCCTCAGCTAATAAGCGTCTCAAGCGATTGCTCAATTCTTTGATACCAATTCCTGTTCGTCGTCTGTATAATACTTACCCTTGGGTTGTCAAGAGGTGCCCAGGATTTGTATATGACACAGTTTATACCGGCCGCACAGTTGGTTCTAATAGGGCTCCTGACACAAAAGGACCGGTGATACTCTTTTGGGCCACGCCAAATGTACCTTACTTCTTTAGACAGGGGACAGAGCAGAATATTCTTTTTAAGTATCGTCCAGAAATGATATACTTAGTTGATAACGCCGTCAATATGTACTATAAGTACCAGAATGCTCAAGAGGCAAAAGCTCTCGGTGTTGCAACAAGAATTATCAAGAACCGCGTGAAGACCTACTTTGACCTCCTTATGTATAACCCTCATTGGTTTGAGTTACTTTATAATTTAGCAAAAAATGAGTAGACAATCAGCACTTGAGCACCTCGGCCAGTATAGCGTCCTGGTGTTCCAAAATGAAGGCGCAGACACTCTTGTAAACTTTTTGCAAGAGCGGTATTTTAATGCTTGGGCTGTGGACGAGGAGAACGCATTATCTGAAATTGCCAAAGGCGATATTGATGTAGCCGTCCTAGATTATTATCATAAGTACGATAAGCCTGAAGACCTTATGCTTGTACGTACTATGCAAAAGTATTATCCAGACGTTCCCATTATTCTTTGTGTTGAGAATGATGACCCGCTTGCCGCCATTGCAGCTTATGAAGCGGGTGTTTCAGATTTTGTACGTAAACCGTACAACACAGAAGAGTTTGTCTGGCGTCTACGTACCTGGACAAAGCGCGCGCCGCTTCGCTTCTTACAATTCAAGAAAGAGTACGTTATTCACAATATGGTTTTGAACACCGAAGACCATACGTTCTTTGATGGCTCCAAGACCATAGAGCTGACTGACAAAGAGTTCTCTATTATGACGTACCTCTTTAGCAGCCCGAACCAACTGCTTATGACTCAAGTAATCCTTAGTGCCGTGTGGCATCAGATTGATGTGTTCACAAAGCGCAGTCTGGACTTCTATATGACCGCAATACGCAAGTACCTCTCGCCAGACCCTAAAGTTAAGGTCGTGACGGTCTATGGTAAAGGTTATGTTTTTAGAGTGGAGAAATAGGTCTAAAATTCGCAAATAAAGACTATTTATTTGACTTTAGAAGAGCTTTTGACCAATCAATGGACAATTCTATTGCCTAACTTTAGACCTCGCCAGAAGTCTCTATTTTAGCCCAACCGGTCTGTATTACATAAAGTAAAACCTCCCGACAATCTTGCCAGGAGGTTTTACTTTATATGTTGGTAGGTTAAGCTTCCTCGTATTTGTCGCAGGCTTTAGCGCTCGGACTTACGTGGTAGAAATACTCAGTTTTGCCGCCAATAGTTTTTGGCTTAAGTTCACAATACTGTGTTTCCCAGTATTGGTCTTTGCAGCATTTGTTTCCGGTCTTGATATATTTACAAGTACCACATCGTAAAACGCTCGTGTCCTTAATCTTCTTGGGGACTACCATAATCTTACGGTTTGCATATCTGAATGTGCAACTCTCAGGAATTGCGTAGGTTCCAGGTTGGAGTTCTGTTGGTATCATGATTTAACTATTTTATTAAAATGTTTTAAATAGAACCGACTAAATGTGCCATTAGGATTTGTTCTCTGAAAATACTTAAGGCCCTTAGGCGTTAACTCAATAGGAAACTCGCCAAATACAGTTCTTTGGCCCAGGTCAAGCCGGTTCCAGTAAGCTCTTAGCATTGTGTGCCCGGCATTAAGCCAAACAATATCTAAGCGGCAAATCTTCGAGAGCATTTGTACTGCATCTGAATCTGCATACTCTTTGCGATTGTGCTCTACGGCCTCAGTATTATAACCAAAGTCCTGACGCTGCGAGACAATTGGTTTGGGAGCAGATTTGGGAATGATAATCTTTGGTCCTATTCGGGCCTCAATATAACCGGTATCACCAAGAGGCTTAAAGTCGAGTATTGTAAACCCGTCAGGGTACATGGCCTCAACTACAAGTGCTTCATCCAGGGCCTCGTCGACAAGTGGCTCTTCTCCATCTTTGAGATAGTAGAAGGCGTCATTAGATAGCTGAAAAGTCTCAAACATATTATATCTTAAGGGTAAATTTAGAAATGAGGAAAATGGACTGGAAAAATAGGTCTTAAATTCGAGAAATTTGATATATTTCGGCTCTTCTGGCGAGTCCGAAAATATCCAGAATATAATTTACTATCCAGAAATTTTTGGCCAATTCTGGACCAAATAAAAAACCTGCCCTTAATCCAATTCATTCTGCTTCAGGTTTAGCCGCTTCTTCAAGTTCTTCAAGATAGCCGTCTGTTGTTTCCTCGTCCATGGGCTCGGCCCACTCAGCGGCCTCCTGTTGAAGGTATTTGTCATACGCGTTGCTCATAACATGTCTTTTTCACTTAATTGATTTAGGCGCTCAGCCTCATTCCATGCTGCATCTGCTGTCGTGTACTTATTGATAACATCGAAGTCGTCCAGAGAGTACTCCGGATTTACGGTATACCGTCCGTCTTCGTCAAAATCGTCCGAGGAGAACACATTATATATGCCTCCGTCGTCTACAACATACCATAAGGGCCTTTTGCGAAACATTATTTTAAGGATTATTTGTTAAACAAAAGTCCCCCGAGTGGGTACTCGAGGGACTGGTCCGATGTTTAGGAGCTGACATGTCGATTAAAGCATGTTTTCTTCCTCAGAGGATTCTGCGGGAGCGGCCTCGAGCTGAGCTTTCTTCTCAGCAATAGCTTTCTCCAGAGAAGCAACACGCTCTTCTGTCTTCTTGACAGCATCCTTTGCTTTCTCAAGCTTGAGCTCGAGGTCAAGGACCAGCTCAGCACCTGTCAGCGGAGTACGATTGGCGAGGTTCTCACGGCGAGCCATGTAGTTGGCGTTGAAAGCTTCAGACTCTTCAGTGGCATCCATAATGTCATAAGCATCAGTGTTAATGACGGACTTGTGGACGATGGCAACAGCCTTAGGGTCTTCCTCAGTAGGAGCGGGAATTGCTACACGATAAAGAACTGAGTTGGAGCGCTTGACGGGAACGATACCGGTAATTTGACCAGTGATGTTGTCTTCCTCAGTCTCGCCCTTGATGACGATGGTACGACCAACATTGCCAATATACTTGGCGACCTCTTCGGCCATACGCTCTTCGGACCACTGCTCAGCCTTGGCGCGGGAACCTGCATGACGGGTAACCTTAGCACGCTCAACGACCTCATCAAAGATTTCGAAGAGAGGGGCCTTGTAGTTCTTCACTACACGCTTGCCATTGTCAAGCTTGACTGCATAAGCGACAGTGTTGGAGCGTTTAATTTTTACGCAGCCAACGACAGTACCGTTCTCATATTCGATGGTACCAACTGGGACCAAGCGGCAACGGTGGCCAACGTTCTGCTGGCACTCGGCGAGGAGGGCCTCAAGCTGGGCTTCCTTATCGGCGCCAGCTTCGACTTCAGTGCTTCCAACAGGGTTCTCCTGGGTCTGGCTCTCTGTAGCGGCAGCACGGGATTCGAGTTCAGCATTGATAGCAGCGAGGGTCTTCTCATCTGCGGTTTCCTGAAGAGCAACCAGCTCTTCGTCGGACATCTTTTTGAAATTGTGTTTCATGATGCTTTAAGGTTTAAAAATTGGGGTTAAAAATTAAATTTTTTTCTTTATACGAAAATAAGAATTATTTTTGACTTTTATGCTATTTTTTAGAGTTTATTTTTCATTTTGCTCTCAAGGGCTTTTGCTTCCTCATTATCTTTACAGAAATGACAGGGTCAGACTTTACGCCTTCAAATGAGTTGAACATATCAAGGATTCTGTTCTCAAGAACTTCAGTCGGAATACCTTGGCGCATAGGGTACACATCTACGGTACTGGCCACGCCTGATTGTCTAGTAAGTATTGCTTTCATTTAGCTACATTTTTGTAGTCTTACTTCAGGCCAAGTCTCGCACCGTTTCTGATATTCAATTTGTGCTTGGCGGTAACTATGAGTTCTAAAAACTACAGTCCATTTGCCTCCATTATGGACCTCAACAATATACATTTCTTTGCTGGTATTGCTCACGGCCATAACTGCTTTGAGGACTTCATAGGCTTGGTCAACGGAGAGCTCATAAATACTGATGTAAGATTTAATAGTTCCATCAGGTAGTAGAGCCTCAATATAATTCGCGTCCTTAGACTTATAAACACCAACAAAAGTATTAGCAAGATTGAGCGGGTCGGGACAATTGATGTCCAAGTACTCATCTGGGATACGCTCAGCAATTGCTTTGCAGAGGGTTGTCTTGGCATTAACATAAATTTCTGTGTAGTTCATAACTTGTCTCCAAATATTATAAGATAATCATGTTCTTTTGTTATTACACGGAGCCCAGTTGCTCCAAGGGCTGTAGTCACTTCAAAAGCGACTGTGAAGAACCATTTACCCGCGCTAATGACTCTGAGACGGTCACCATTCTCCGCTTCACACTTCTGTAGACAACGTTTGAAGGCTGCTTGCTTTGCGGCACTTGGCTTGGCATACGCATCTTTGAGCGTATGCCTGGTGCTTCTATTGTAGGCATTAATGTAGCATTGTCCGCGTTTACTATTTGCACTGAGCTTTTCCATAATACTTACTCCATTAAAAGTTTAACTAAAGTGTCGCGGTCTTCCTCAGAAAGAGGTAGCGCGGAGTGGAGCTTAATGACCAGGCATTTCTTGTGACCGATGAGGCGCTCAGCGAGGTCCTCAAGTGAATCGTCCAGATGGTCATTTGCTTTAATGAGGATGCCTTCGGCAACGGATTCTTCACGCTCCAAGCAACTGGCGAGTCGCTTCTTCAGTTCTGTGTTCTCTTTAGCAACAGAGGATTCCTGGAATAGCTTCAAGCCGCACTCAATCGGGTAATCATTCCGAATGTTCAGGCACATGGCATCAATTTGCTCGTCGCTAAAGAGCTGGGCAAAATAAGTGTCACCCTTGAGACTCTGCAAGAGCTCGATTTCTTTTACTTTTTCCATATTACTTAGAATTTTAAGGTTTGTTAATAGATTTCAATTTGATTGTTTAGGACCTTAGCCTCTCCGACAAGTTTGCCGTTCTTGAAGAGCATATACGCGTCGAGGTCCTCATTGTATTCCACGTCGCAGTGCTCTGTGTGTCTGGACTCAGTCCCGAGGACCGCGTCCTTGAAATATTGTCTGTCATATTGGTTCATTATGCTTCTCTTTAACTATTACAAATATAGCAATAATATTGATATGTTGTATCAGTCCTTAAGCAACTTTATGCAATTTGGGTATTAGGGTTATAGGGCATCATAGTCCTCAAGCCGATACAAGTAGTATTGTCTTCCGTTGGACCGCTCCACAATGAAGTCAGGACTCGGGAGCAGGTCGAAATTGAAGTTGGCCAGAGCCGCGATACTAAAGTACACACCATTATTCCTTGAATAAGTTCCATAGACCAGCTTTGACCCTTTACCGAAGTACTTCAGGAAGTGCTTTTCATTGGAGTGCACAAACTTAATTATCTGGTTGGAGAAAGGGTCCAAGGTTCCGTCACCCCATTGGATATTCCAACGACTGATGACCGGGACGAAGTACTCAAGTAGAGCTACTTTTGAGGCTTCAGGTGCGGCTTCATAATACCCGCGGTAGAGAGCCGCAAATAGTGAATTGTTTGTCATATTACTTTACACTTTTAAAGTCTTCAGGACTAATCCATACACAAATATAGTAATAATATTTGAAATATGGACCAGTCCTGAAGCTCATTTTTAAAAACTCGTTTATAAGGTTTTGAGGTCATCCAAAGCAAGAGCTTGCTTAGTGGTGTAACTTGTGTAATTGAGGGCATTGAGGTAGTCCCGCATTGAATGCTCGCGGTCCAGGTCTCTCTGGAGTCTTCTACCTTGGCGAGCCCAGGACTGACTCCTGAAGGAGCTCACAAATCCAAAGGTCTTGTAGAGGACCGTGTCCACCTTGAAGATGGCAACGGCAATGAGTTCATAAATCTTTTTCATAATTACTTTTTGATTATTTTGTTAGTGAGTTTCCAAAACTTGTCGGTGCTAATGAGGACCGCGGCGAGGATTACCCAACCAAGGAACCCAGAATAGAGGCTCTCAAGGAATGCCACATCTGGCTCTACTCCATGATTGACCAGGAGGCTCGTCTCGGCAAGAACTACAAGACTGCCAAAGACCACGGTCGCAATACTGAGGATTGCAATAAAGGTTTTTTCTTTCATAATACTTAGAAATTTTAAGGTTACTTGGTACCCATGTGCCGCAATCAAGGGCACATGGATAAATAGGTGAGAAGCACCTCCCGGAGGAGGTGCTCCGGTGGTCCTTACTGGTTCTTCTTGGCTTCCTCCAAAGCTTTGGTCAGGAGGTTCACCTTGTTGGTAGCGGACTCAAGCTGGGCCTGAGCTTTCTTGAGTGCTTCCTCAAGTTCCTCGAGGGTCTCAGGGACGTGTACCCTTGATTTAGCTTCTCTTTTCTCGGAAGTCAAGTCAACTTCGAGGAGCTTGGACCCGTAGGTGCGGCGGTAGAGTTTTCCGTCATCTCCCTCAACAACCACAAGAACACAAGGGGTTTTGGGTCTTAGGTCTGCCTGAGTGGCTTTTACCCAGCCCTCGACCCAGTCGATGGTCCCGGCTGGGACGATGCGAGCGCGGTGTCCGATAAGCTCCTCAGCTTGTTTCCTTACTTGAGTGGCAATTTCAGCCTTGGAAAGTTCAACATTGTTGGTGGTGGCAGCAACCTCCTGGAGGTTCTCAGCCTTGGTAAGATTTTTAGACATAATACTTAATGATTTTAAAGGTTTTTGTTATAATTACCTGAGTTACTCAGGATTTTTTGGCACCCAAGGGCCGCAATCAAGGACCACAAGGATAAGGATATTCAAGCTTTTTTAATTAGTTCCCTTGATTTATTAAAAATTTTTGATGTGAATTGGCTACTTTGAGCAATTACGTAGCGACTTTAGAATCAAGGGAGCAATCTGAAAAATACCCTGGAGGGCTTTGGAGGGTCCCCCAGGGCAGGGGTCCTATTCGCAGGTCTGAGCCAAAGCCAGGACTAAAGCCCTAAGCTGTTCGGCGGTCAAGTCCTCAAGAGGGACCAAATCAGAACCTTCCTCGGAGAGAAATTCTATAGTAATTTTGTCATCCTCCATATGGAGGTCAGAGAGTCGGCGGTCCAGATAAACCGGGTCCTGGACCTGATTAAGTTCAATAGACTTTGTCATCTTTTTTAATAAATAATTAAATTTTTTATTAAGCCCTTGGGCTTTATTTCTCTAAGACAAATATAATAATTTTTTTTATATAAAAAAAATTTTTTTGGGTTCTTAAAAATTTTAAATAAGGCTTAAATTATTGGTTTTCAGCCACTTAGGCCCCGTTTTGGCCCCGGGGCCCCTTAATACTACTATGTAGCAAGGCCCTCCTCCAAAAATAAAAATCAGGACGCATATACACAATAAAATTTGTAACCATTCGAGATAGGCATTAAATAAACAACGTGTATACATAATAAAATTTGTAACCATTCGAGATAGGCATTAAATAACACATATACACAATAAAATTTATAACCATTCGAGATAGGCATTAAATACATACACAATAAAATTTACAACCATTCAAGATAGGCATTAAAACATCGGAAACATTGTTTAATAGGCATTAAATATCAACTCGACCTCAAGCCTTCTTTAGCGTAGCTTTTAGCTGACACGGAGGCCCTCAAATCAATGGGCTCTTTCGGACCGCGCTTAAACAATAGTTTTCGGGTAAATCATTGAAAATCAGCCGCTTATAAAAACACTCTAAACAATCTTAAACAACATTTTGTTTTTTATAACTAATTGAAAATCAAGAAATTAGGTCCTCTTAAACAATAAAACAATAAAATCTATAAAATAATTATATAGAATTGTTTTTAGATAGATGACATTAAATATATTTTAAATGCAGGCAAATAAAATAGAAATTCCATATATCTATATAGGAAATTGTGTTTTGTTTGTTTGGAAAAGGTCTAATTTATTGAAAATCAGTTAGTTACGGAAAAACAATAATTGTTTGATTGTTTAAACAATCCATAATTGGCTGGAAATCAATCAGTTATATTGTTTAAAACCCATTTTCTGTTAAATTTGCTAAAAAATGCCAGTTTTCCAACCAGAACGCCTATATTTGTATGTATACTTATGCGCGTGCTCGTATACACGCTACGCGCCTGTGTGCTACACGCGTATACAAATTAAGGTAAACAGCTATGGAACAAAAACAACCCCTACTTGTTAAGGTCAAAGGTCTCGTAACCCTTTTTGATGAAGTACCACCTCTGGAGCCAGCTCCGCTAAACGCTCCTCAGGAGTACTGGCTAATCTATGGTGACACGATTGTACACCGTCTCTACTATAGCAAGAACATTATCGAAGACTTGTACCAAGTATTAGCGCAAGAACCGTTTCGCAGTATACCCATGATTCAAAACTGGGCCCAGCCTCAAATCGAGGTACATTTAACGCCACACACGGAAGAAGAGTTTGCCGTTGAGCCAACCTGCACGAAAGAGGTTCGTCGCTTCCACAAAGGTGCTTGGTGCTACTATGACCTTGAAGCCAACAGACTCGTCGAGCTATACCCTGTGGAAGGTGTATGCGCTAAAGACCTTGGTGTAGGCGTTCATTCCGTGCATGCCTGCAGTTGGGGTAATACAGCTGTTATCGGCGGCTCAATCGTTACAACTAACCACTATCTGACGCCAGAGGAGCTCAACCTGAGGCGCGTCACAACAGCAAGGTTTGGTAGTGGTCATGCTGTGCGCGTGTACGCGTATGATTATAATGGCGAGGCCGTCGGCGTGTTCGTCACAATAGCTGACGCAGCCCATGAGCTACAGATAGATTATCGCAATGTTCGTCGTGGGCTAATGAACCCAGGAAGGCTACAACAGGGCTATTACTTTTACGCGGACCCAGACAAACGGCCACCGGTTAACCCTGAGGATTTGCTATAAGCTGGCCCCAAAAACAAAAAAACAATATGCCTTTTTATTACGGACACAACGGCACACGACGCAAGTGGTCTAAGGCCGGCGGCGAATTGGACGAATTATACCGACAGCATAAAATCGGTTGGGCATATTACAATAAGATTTGGAATAAACCAAAATATTGGGAGTGGGCTTGATAAACGTTAACACTGATATACTATGACTAAAGACAACATATCGTCTAGACTTGGCGACATTCTGCCGGGCGTTGCCCCGGAGAAACGTGAGGCACAGGCTGAGGCTATCCACAAACAGCTCTCAGCTAAAGAGCTAGCGCGTATTCAGCTCAAAGCTCGCAATGCTGGCCTCGAGGAGCAGCAAAAGCAGAAGGAGCGAGAGGAGCTGGCCACGAAGCACGGTATGCGTGTAGAGGACCTTGCACCAACGGACACGGATGAGTCCCTTACCGCAGCAGAGGCTGATGCTGAGCGTAAAGCTATTGAGGCTGCAATAGACGACCAGACACCTGCAGACCCGCTTGACCTTAAAGAGGTACAGGTGGTAACCAAGACCGGCCAAGAGATGTCAGCCTCTCAGCTGTTGACACTTCAGACTCTCCAAGGCACTAATAGACCTGAGATGGCTAAGCTGCTTAACAGCCTTGGCATTAACTTGTCAGTCCGTCTCAGTAAGACAGACACAGCTAACTTGCTGGCATGCCTCCTCACTTGCAACGAGACACAGCTAACCGCGCTAATGGCTAATGACAAACTACCGCTCGCTCTTAAAGCTGTCATCAAGCGCATTCAGCTTGACGCGAGAATTGGTGAGACAGGCACTATCGAGCGCATTTGGGACAGACTGTTTGGCAAAGGCCCTATGAGTCTTGACGCAACGCCTATCACAGGAGTACCGTCTGCTGTGCCCGGCCTTATTCCTGACCAGCCTATATCCCGGGAGGCTTATGTTATTATTCGTGAGACATTGTTAAAGTAATAGTTATGCCTATAATAATCTATAATAACATATTACCTTTTCCTAGTTATCGTGCTATTAATTTATTCGGTATTATTTTTGCAAGAGGGAACAGGCCTTTGCCAGAACACATAATAACCCATGAGACAACCCATACTAAACAGATGTTAGAGACGCTATTTATTGGCTTCTATATTTGGTACTTGCTAGAGTTCTTTATTAAGTTAATAATCTGTTTCAACTGGGACAGAGCCTATAGGAGTATCTCTTTCGAGCAAGAGGCTTACGCGTTTGAGGATTGCCCTTACTGGCCCGACCAACGAGGTCACTATAATTGGTGTGTATACGTGTTTAGGCTAATTAGTAAATAATTATGGCTCAATCAATTGAAGATATACAGCAGGCGGCTATTGCGCAAGTTAAGGGACAGGTCTCTGCAAGAGACCTTTTTGCGTTAGAGCTAAAGGGCTCACTTGAAAGCTATTCAAGAGCTATGTTTAAAGCGCAATATGGCTCATCACTTATTGTGGCAGACTTGCATAAAAAGCTATTTGCTGCTTTACAGTCAGTTGTTGATGGAGACGTCAAGCATCTTATCATTAACATGCCTCCACGATATGGCAAAACGCTTATTGCCATTAAGATGTTCGTGTCTTGGTGCTTCGCTCTTAATCCCAAGTGTCAGTTTATGCACCTGTCGTATTCAGACTTGCTGGTTAATGACAACTCGTCTACCATTAGAGAGATAATGACGTTGCCGCTCTACAAAGAGTTGTTCCCGCAGTCTGCGCTTCTTAATGAGAACAAAGGCAGTACCAGGTCTTGGGAAACAAAAGCAAAAGGTTCATTCTATGCGGTATCAACACAAGGCCAGGTTACTGGTTTCGGTGCTGGTGCTATGCAGGAGATGTCTACTGCTGCAGATGCCTCTATGGCGGAGCGCATATCACAAGCCTTTTCTTTCGATGAGGCGACTCAGACTAAATTGGCTCTAATCGGCGCCGCGTCTAACGTCTTTCCTGGTGCAATCGTTATAGACGACCCGCTAAAGCCAGAAGATGCAGCATCTGATATTGTTCGAGAGCGTATCAATTCCCGGTTTGAGAATACTATCCGTTCACGTGCTAACTCTAGAGAGACACCTATTATTATAATAATGCAGCGCCTGCATGAGCACGACCTGTGCGGCTATCTGCTGGACACAGAGCCGGACAACTGGACTGTGTTGAGCCTGCCGGCCTTACGCACTGAGACTGTTACCAAGCATGTTCAGGACGAGAGTGGCGAGGACGTAATAGTTGAGGAGACAGAGGAAGTAGCGTTATGGCCTGTAAAACATACCGTTGAAGAGCTGCATCATCTGCAGGAAGTGGACCCGTTAACTTATGATACCCAGTACCAGCAAGACCCGACGCCTAAAGAGGGCCTAATGTATGAGGAGTTTAAAACGTATAATCCAGCAGACCCGCCTCAAGCTTTCTTGTCTTCTACTCAGCGATGGAACTATACTGACACTGCTGACACCGGTGCTGATTTCTTGGCCTCTGGCTGTTTCGTAAATACGCCAATGGGCGCATACATAACAGATATCCTCTATTCTGATGAGCCGATGGAAGTAACTGAACCTAAGTTAGCCAGAATGCTCACAGTCAATAGGACAAAGCGGGCAAGGATTGAAGGTAATAACGGCGGTCGCCAGTTCGCTCGAAGCGTTAAGCGTATTCTACGTGAGATACTTCATAACATGTCTACTGTTACTGAAACGTTCACACAGACAAAGAATAAACAGGTCCGCATATTTTCTAATTCAGCTCTTGTATGTTCTGACATATACTTCCCCGAGGGTTGGGAGAAGAAGTGGCCTAAATTTGCGGCAGCTATAAAGACGTATCGCAAAAAGAATAATAAGTCTACTAAGCATGATGACGCGCCTGATATGTTAACAGGCATTATTGAAATGCGAACCAGTAAGAGTTTGCATAAGGGCATTAAAAGGAGCAACTAAAAAAGTGTGTTAGATTTGCGAGAAATAGCGTCTGGTCCAAATTTTACTACTATATTTACCATGAAGGTTGCGCGGGCTAAGGGAAGCTCAAAACGTAACTCAAGCATCTCTGTTAAACTCATAAATTCGAATTACTATGGGACTTAATTGCGGGTGCCCTGCTGGCGCCCATCTTGCTGACCTGAGCATCCCGGATTGCAAAGAATCCTTTGGTCAGATTCAGAAGGTTATTTTCCAGCGTATGAAGCTGGCCGATGGTACTAAGAATACCATTGCCAAGCCCGCTGCAAAGGCCACCTGGGAGCCTCTCCTTTCTGCTGCTACCGGTGCTAAGTGTATTATCTCGCCTTACATCCAGGGCCCTACCACTGAGCCAGGTGCTGCCCGCACCTGGGGTGGCGGTAACGATTCTCTTGGTGGCATGACCGTCATTATTGGCACTGAGCCTACCACCTTCTCTGGTAACATTTATCAGGAGAGCCAGTCTGTCATCAAGACTCTCAAGACTTACATGTGCGAGAATATCGGCGTGTACCTCATCGATGAGAATGGCCGCATCGGTTGCATTGCAGACGACCCAGCCAAGCCGACCGCATACTCTCCGATTCCTATCCGCTCATTCTTCGTGGGCGACAAGAACCTCGGTGGCTTCGAGGCTCCTGACGGAAACGCTATTTCCTGGAGCTTCCCTCCGAACTGGAGCGACAACCTCGTGCTTGTCAATCCGGAGGATAACTTCAATCCGCTGACTGACCTGGTCAATCAGGCTTCGGCCTAAACCAAAAACCTCCTTTTGTAAGCCAGTATGCTCCCTCCCTCCGTTACGCTTGTAGCCCCTTCCATAGGCGCCCGGCAGTCTTTCAGCATCGACCATGCTGAGAGGCTGCTTCGGATGCCAAATGGTAGCTGGACGCTTCCTGTTGATAGCGACTACGAGTATAACCCAACCACTGGTTTGCACAAGAAGAAGGTCCAGAGGACTACGGTTCATCGGGAGCCGGAAGCCGAATAGCTTCTCCAGTTCGACCCTGGATAGTCTTCCAAAGTTAAAACCAAAGTACAATGCTTGAACTTGACGCTATACGAGAACATCTCAAAGCACCTAAGAAGCGTGAGCGCATAATCAGAGCTCTCGCACTTCAAGCTCGTATTAGGTTCCACACTGAAACCAACGTGGCAAGGTTTAATGTGCCGCAAGCACAGATTTTCCTTGACTGGGTTTCACACATGTTGCCGAAAGATAAGTTTGCCACTTTTCTCAGCTTATTCCAATTCCCGCTACCGTCTTCCACTGTTGTTGAAGATGTGTATCGTGAACTTGAACGGGTCTTCGACAGTCGCAACTTCTCAGTCTCGTTTCAGTTCAAGGACCAGGCCGCGGCTGAGGACTGGGCAGCTTATCGAACGGTACGCCTTTACGAACCTCAAATTTGGCGGACTCGCGGCTGGCACAAGATGCAGGTATCGCCTAATTCCATTTTGATTGTCGACATGCCACCTGTGCAGACGACTGAAAGGCCTGAGCCTTATTTCTATTGGCTTGACCTTGAGGACGTTATCGACTACAAATTGGTTGAAGGTGATTGGAACCGCTTCGAATGGCTCATTTTCAAGCAGGGGCCTAAGAAGATTGCGGTATTCGATGAGTTGTCGATTCGCATCTTCGAAATTAACGACAAGCGTGAGATTGTAAAAATGCTTTCACAGGCGTTCCACGGTCTCACCTATTGTCCGGCAAGGTTTTTCTGGTCTACACCCCTGAATGAGAAGGAGCGCGACATCAAGAAAAACCCGCTCACTAAAGAGCTTGCCAATTTGGATTGGTACTTGTTTTTCGCACTGTCTAAGCGGCATCTCGACCTCTACGCACCGTATCCGATTTACAGTGCTTACCAGGAAGACTGCAACTATGAGAATAGCGAAACAGGTGACTACTGTGATGGTGGTTTCCTGCGTAACTCGAAGGGCAATTACAAGTTCTTGGCAGACGGTTCTGTAGAGCGCTGCCCGATATGTGGTTCCAAACATCTTGCTGGCCCTGGTTCCTTTATTGAGGTTCCTGTGCCGAACCAATCTGAAGGTGTCGCAGATATGCGTAATCCTGTTCAGATTACAACAATTGACCGTGAGTCTCTTGACTACAATGTTAAAGAGGTTGTCCGGCTTAAGGATGAAATTATCACGTCGATTGTTGGTTCTGGCGGCACAGTAAGTGAGAAAGAGGCAATCAATGAAACTCAGGTTTCTGCTAACTTCGAAAGCAAGACTAGTGTGCTTAATGCACTTAAGACTAATTTTGAACTTGCGCAGAAATTCGTTGATGATACAATTTGCAAGCTGCGTTACGCTGAGGCTTTTGTCAATTCTTCCATTAACTGGGGCACAGAGTTCTATATCTTCACGGTTGGCGAACTCTACAAGCGTTACAAAGAAGCCAAAGATACTGGAGCATCTGACGCTGAGCTGAATGCACTTGCCGAGCAGATACTCGAAGTTGAGTACAGGAACAATCCTATCGAGCTGCAGCGTATGAAGATTCTTCGCCAGCTTGAACCCTATCCGAACAAGACGACTAACGAAGTCGTGGACCTGTTTGGTAAAGGGCTACTTGACGAGGACCAGGTTAGACTAAAAGTGAATTTTACTCCCTACATCAAGCGCTTTGAACGCGAAAATATTGACATCGTGTCTTTTGCGTCCGGTCGCACGATGAGAGAGAAGGTTTCAACAATATTACAAACACTTCAAAGCTATGTTTCAGAAGAAAAACGAAAAGGAGCTGGAGAGCCTCAAGCCTGAGGAACTCGCAGCACACCAGAAAGAGCTGATGGTTCGCAAGGCGGAACTTCTGCAGAAGAAAAAGGACGGCGTTATCGCCGATGAAGAACAGGCTGAGCTCGAAGACCTTGCGGTCTACCTCGTTGCTGTCGGTAAACTTGCCAAGAAACCCGAGCAGCAGAAACCCGAGCAGCAGAAACCCGAGCAGCAGAAACCCGAGCAGCAGAAACCTCATGCCTACGTCCCTCTTAAGGGCGAAGAGAATGTTGCAGTTCTGAGCCTGACTAGAGGCCGCAGATTCAATCCTGACACGGGCGAGCGCGAAGCTCCTGTGTTCACTCAGAAGTTCAGTGCCAATGAGTATCGCCTATTTATGGCGCACTACAAGAGCCTGGGCTATACCATCGAAGAAGTCATTTATAACCCGTTTGAAAAGTAGCATATGTTAACAGTTGAAATTCTTAAGCAGAACACTAAGCTTTCTGGCTTGAGCGACGAGCAGCTGAATGCTATTGCTACTATGTCGCAGAATGACGAGAACACCGTTATCGGTGCTCGTATCGGTGAACTTCATGGCCAGTATGACGCTGACGTACTCAGTGTTTCTGGTATTACCAAGAAAAGCGGCGAGAAGAGTTATGACTACGTCAAGCGCGTTCTCGGTGACTATAAGACCAAACTTGAGGCTTCCAAAAATCTGCAGTCCCAGCTCGATGCTGCTAATGCTCAGATTGATGAGCTGAAGTCCAAAGGTCCGGATGAGGCCATCAAGCAGGAGCTCAAAGACACGAAGACCCGTGTTGAACAGCTTAAGAACAGCCTGCAGGCCAAAGAGGCTGAGTTTACCACTGCAAAGGCAAACCTCGAAAAGCAGGTTATGGATGCTCACGTGGATTACGCGTTCAAGGCTGCAACTGCTGGCCTTAAGTTCAAGGACGGTATCAGCGATGCGCTCAAAAATGTTATTCTTAGCGCAGCTAAGAACGAGGTTCTTGCAAAGGGTAAGCCCGAGCTCATTGATGACGGTAATGGCGGCAAGCGCCTGGCCCTCCGCGGTACTGATGGTAACTTGGTCAACAACCCCAAGAACGGGCTTGCGCCTTACACCATTCAAGAGCTGGTTATGGAAACGTCCATCAAGGACGCAATCAGCACTGCTCCTAATCACGGTGGCGGCGGTACCGGTCCCACTCCTCCCGCTGACCCGAATCTGCCTCTTGACTTGAGTGGCGCAAAGACCCAGCTTGAGGCTGACAACATGATTGAGAACTATCTCCTGACTGTCAAGGGCCTCACTCGCGATAAGGTCGAATTCGGTGAAGAGTCTCTCAGACTCCGCAATGAAGCAAAAGTGGCAGAATTGCCTCTCAAATAGTAATCTACTGAAGCACAAGGGTAATGCCTCAGACACGTTAAATCTTCTTAAAAGCAAGCACTATGAGCTTAGTTAACACACGTATTCAGAACATCCGGGCCAACTCTCGCCTGGATAAGTTCGAGCTCCGCCCGAGTCGCTACGGTGCACTGAACCTCTTCATGGACCAGAGCCAGGACCCGAACGGTATTCTCACTCCGGAGCTTGTCGAGAAGGCTCGCACCTCTATCGGCAACACCCTTGAGACTCCGGTTATCAACTACGATGCTAACATCAGCATCGGTAACACTCGCAGCGTGACTATCGCGGACAGTGAGAACACTTCCGCTATGGTTCAGTTCTCCTTCACCACCTATTCCTGGGGCTTCACGGTTACCCCGGCGATGTACATGAACAACGAAATCAGCATCCAGCGCGACTTTGAGGCCAAGATGATGAAGTACATCTACAAGTTCGCCTCTACTCTCGACCAGGCTGCTCTCGCCGCTCTCGCCGCCGCCAAGACCCAGGTCATGGCCAACCCGCTGTTCTACACCTTCGGTTCCAACGTTATCTCCGCCAGCTGGCTGCAGCGTGAGAACCTGTTTGGTGACCTCAATGTTATGATGGAGGCCAACGACTTCTTCGGTCAGCTCCACGTTGTCGGCGATGCCGGCGTTCAGAGCCTTGTCCGCAAGCTCGCCCAGAAGGACCTCTACAACATCGAGAACAAGCGCAATGAGTGGGGTGACAAGGTGTTCCACTTCACCAACGGTATCGCCGCTGCCGAGAACGTTTTCGCGCAGGGTTACGCCGTGCAGCAGGGTGCTGTCGGTATGCTGACTCGCTTCGAGCGTGACAGCATTCTCGGCACTCGTTCTGGTGATGGCCACGAGTGGGGTATCGCCACGCTGCCTGTCCTCAACATGCCTGTCGGCACTTACTTCTACGATTCTGTCGACGACTACTCCGGTATCGCCGGCGCGGCTACTGTCGACCTGACTCGTACTCGTAAGGAGCACTACGGCTTCGCGGTGGACATTTGTTTCGTCACTGCTTACAACAGCGCCCCCAACACGCTCGCCAGCCCTATCATCGCCTTCAACGTGGGCTACAATGCCGCCACCGACAAGCTCGGTCTTGTGGTTAACAATGTTGGCCAGTAGTAGAGCAAAAACCCTTTTTGTTCATAGCTTTAAGGTCGGAGGACGCCGTGGACCACTAAAGTCCTAAGCGTTCTCTGTTTTTATATTAAAAGACACGCAGCATGTTACGAGCAAAATACATAGAAGATAGTCTTCTCGGTCTTGTTGGTTGGAAACAGACCGACGACGCTAATCCTGACCTCTTGTTATCCTCTAATCTGCTTGGTAGCGAGAGCGGTTTATATTATCAACAGGCGCATCCTTTGCTCACTCTCAATAACATGGCGAGCATTGCGCCTGACTTTTCCGATTATAACAAACCTGAGTATGATGATACGGTCGTGTATCTTAAGGACCAGATTGTTAAAGTTACGACCACTACTGAAGAAACCAAGACAGTTAAGTACTTTAAGGCTATCGGCAATGCGCCTGCGGGCGTTAAACCTGAAGTCTCTGAGGGCTGGCCTAACTATTGGATTGAAACCTCACCATTCTCTGAATGGCTTGAAGATAAGACACGTTCTACTATTTACAAAGCCATCTACACGTACCTCAACGACAAGCAAAATAAAGGTACATACAAGAACCTTCTTGAAGACCGAATCCTGTTTGACGTTACTACACGTATTTCTGATAAAATCGCAAATACCAACGCGTTAGTCGGCTTTGAGATTATTCCGGCACGTGCTAAGGGTGTTACTATCAAAGTGAACAAGATTGGCTTGCACTTTTCTACACCTGGTATTTATAGGGTGCATATCATGCATTCGTCCAAGCAGAGACCAGTCTACTCTTTGACCTTTATTAAAACCCAGCCTAACACTTGCGAGTGGTTCAAGACTGACAATCTCTATCTTCCATATATTGAGTCTGAGAATGGTGCAGTTGCGGGCTCCTGGTACGTATGCTACCTGCAGAGCGAGCTTCCTCCAAACAGCCAAGCTATTAACCGGTCTTATGACTGGTCTGGTATGACTTGTAGAACCTGCAACCGCAGGGACTACGAGGCATATCTCGCTTGGTCAAAGTATATGGAGATTAACCCATTTCGCGTTAATGGCAATGACGTAAGCCTGATTTCTGGCGATTTCAATGATGACTACTATACCGCATTCTTCAACACAAACCCAAAGGCCCCTGCTTTGTGGGATGCCGAAGATATGCAATATTTTACCGATAAGACCTGGGGTATCAACTTGGACATTACTGTTGGCTGTGACTTGACAGACTTTATAGTTGACCAGCGTTGGTTATTCCAAGATGTGCTGATGAAGCAAATGGCTGTTGACGCTCTTCGTGAGTTTGTTTACAATCCGAACGTGCGCACGAACAGGCATTCGGTTAACGCAGGACGTACTGAAATCCTGTATGAGATTGACGGTGACTCGAGCTCTATGCGTGAAAGTGGCTTGGCCTATGAGCTTAAACAGGCTCTTGAGGCTGTTAGTCTTACGACTTCTGGTATCAATCGCGTTTGTCTGCCTTGCTGTAATCATGGACTTCGCTATAAACCAATTTAGTTATGGCTTACTACTATCAAGGTACACTTCGTAATATGGCGTATCGTCTACGTAAGTTTAGAGCTTACGTAGACGAGTACCTTGAGGACTATTTTACCTTTTCCGGTACTCAGGAACTACTGACAGGTATGGTAGCCAATAGTCAGCTATACAGACGAGGCATTGAAGGTTTCGGCACAAAGATTATGAGCTATGCGCCATATGCGCCGAGGACCATCGCAAACAAGAAGCGTAAAGGCCAGCCATACACTCGCGTAACTTTGAAAGATACTGGTGCATTCTATGAAGGGTTTAAGGTTATAGCCAATAGCGAAGGTTTCTATATTACCTCCACTGATGAGAAGACTGAAAAGCTCGTCGAGAAGTATGGACCGTCAATTTTCAGGCTTACTGCCGAGAACTTCTCTCGATTGATACGCAGTCACTTGCGTAAAGATTTGTCAAGCTTTATACGAATTAAATACGGACTTAAGATAAAATGAGACTCGAAAACGTAACAATACCTATAAAGCCAAATCCTGTTCTGCTTGATGCCGTTATACAGGATTTGCAAGAAGCCTTAGCATCTAAGCTCTCTTGGCTTGATAAGGCTTTTGGTCGTGCGTATAAACTTGTAGAGCATCAGTCTGATTCTGGCAAGTGGGTTTATCCCGCGGCTTATACTGGACAAGGTGAGTACGTCTCGCTTAATCCTAACGACCGGTTTGGAAATTTCTGCTGGTTCGATATTTATGACCCTCAGGAAGTCAAGCAAGTTACGCAAGGCCTGCCTCAGTACATTTTCCGAGGCGCTATCATTTTCTGGTATAATATGGAAACTATTTATCCAGATGCCGCCTATCTTCACACTGAAGAGATTAAGAATGAAGTGATTTCGCTGCTTACTACTCCTGGTATCATCAAGGTCCAGGGCAAACTTATTGTTAAAGAAGCGTATGAACGGTTCGAGAACATCTACCGCGGGTACACTATCCAAAAGATTTACAATGAGTTTGTTTATGGCGGCCAAGATTTAGCTGCAAAGGACAAGCAGTTTTTCATGTATCCCTTTGGTGGTCTTCGTGTTGAATTTGAAATGACAACTCGTGAACTATGTCAGCCGTATATTATTTAGCAATTATAGTGCTTATTGCACTCGCAGCAACATTTATTATCCAGTTTGCTGAAAAGCGTGGTTATCGTGACCGCGCAATCGATAACACTGAGGGTCTTTTGCAGGAAATGCTCAAATGCGACTTCTGTTTAGGCTTCTGGACGAGCTTAGTTTTGAGCATTTTTGTTCTTGTAGTGTTTGGAAACTGGTGGATTTTATTCGCGCCAGCTTTTACCACACCAATTATACGTTTTTTACTCAATTAAGGGTAGGTTTTTTCGTCTTCCAGAATTGACCAAAAAATTTAGGATAGTTAATTATATTCCGGAGAATTTCAGATTGACCAGAAAAGCCGAAATATATCGATAATCTTGATTTTTCAAGGTTTTTCACAGACAAAATCAGCCCTTAAAATAAAATCCATAAAGCTATGAAGACAATTGACACAGGAAAACACGTAATTAAGCTGTATGACAGTGTAGATGAGCTTCCGATTAGCGCTTATCAGCGTTACAACAAGTTTTTATTGATTGACGCCGGCATCGGTTCTTCCATTGATGACTTTGATGCTCATATCGTTAAGCTGGCAAAGTTTATCGGGAATAACGACCGTGAAAAAGCGGCCCAGGAACTGCAAAACATGCGTCAAAATCTGTATATGATTAACGCGAACATATCGCCAAAGTACTTAGCTTTTGCCGCGTTAGTTTACAGCATTGATGGCCAGAAGATTGAGGCCGTTTCTGACAATGACTATAGCGAGTTACTGACTAAAATCCAGGAAATGCCTCACAGTTTATTAACCAAGACACTTGATTGGCTTAAAAAAAAATTACAGACGAACTTGAAGCCTACTTCCCGGGACAAGCAATAACCGCTCAAGAGAAAGACTATTACGCTCAGTTAAAACAACGCATACTTTTACAGCTTGACTTTCTGGCAAAGGGCGTGGACCACGATGACGAAATACGTGAATTGGATGCTAGAATGTTTGCAAGGTATAAGCCCGGTAATTTTGACGGTCCTAAGTCAATAGAGGTTGAGTACAACAAGCAGTTTGAAAGCACTTGCTTGATTATAGCGCAGCAAACAAATCTTGCGCCAAAGACTTTAACAGTGTTGCAGTTTTATAGCGCACTAGAAGATATAAAGAAACAAATTAAACGCGATACGAAACATGGCAGCAGACGACAGCTTTATTAGGTATAGTGATTTTATAGTACCTGATGACTCTATCGAGAAACTTATTGGGCTTCTCGAACAGGTCAACGTACATATGTCCAAAGTAGCACAGAGCGTTCCGGTCACTGCGGAAAAAATGACGGCCGCCATTAAGAAGGTCACCGGCGTGACTACTGATGGCGAGAACGCTCTTGCTGAAATGGCCGCCTTCATTGAGAAGCTTGAAAAGGCTTATCGTGACCTTGCGTATGCTCAGTCCGACTTTGGCAAAGCAGCCGCTGTGGTTAAAGAGCAGATTAAAGAGACCAATCAGGAAACGCTTTCTCAGTATAAACTGGAGAAGGCCGCTAAAGGAGCTATTGACGCGCTCAATGAATCACTTCGACGTGAAAAAGCTCTTTATGATGCACTTAGCGAGACTGACCGTCTGAATACCGCTATTGGCGGCGAGCAAATCAAGATGATTCGCAAGCTAACTGAGGAACGTGCATATGCTCAGCGTGAACTTAGGGCTTCTGTCGGCGCTGCTAATGACTATGTGCGGGCTCAAGTCAATGCAATGAAGCAGGAGGATAAGTTAGCCCTCCTTACTGCGCGTACTGCCGATATAGCGGCCCGCAAACGCAAAGAGCACCAGCTCAACGCCGCAGCGATGAACCAGAACGCCACGTCAATAGCAGGCCTTAAAGCAAGGCTTGACCAGCTTGTACACACGTACCGCCAGCTAGATGTTACGACGCGGGAGTCGCCGACTGGCGAGAAGATGCGTAAAGACATTATGGACCTCACCGCTCAGTATGAAGCGCTTAACGCAAGTATGAATGGTAGCTCGCTGAGTGCTGATGCCCTCGCCAATGCGTCTCGTCGGCTTGCGCTTGCCCAAAGCACAGAAGCTGAGCGTATCGCGGAGATTAACGCGCAGGCAGATGTAGCTAACTATAAGATAAAAGCACGTATTCAGCTTGAAACTGACCTTGAAAAAGCAGAAGAGCGTTTGCGCCTTGCGCAATCAGGTGAAGCTGCAGAGCTAGCGGCTACAAACCAGGATATTGCTGAGCAGAATCGACTGAACCAGACACGCGCAGCGCTTATGCGCGCGAATATTCCTATTGAAGTTGAGGCTAGAAATCAGGTAGATTTTACAAAGCTATCCTATGACCAGCTGAATGCTATCTATGAGGCTAATGCTCTTGAGCTCAAAAAGCTGTCTCTCTCTCAGAAAGCACAGCGTGATGAGCTTGTTGCGTATCAGCAGCAGATTGCGGCTCTTATGACTACAATGGAAGTCGGCATTAGCGCTGGTCGAGGCGGTATGCAAAGACTTGGCAAGAATTTTGACGGCCTATCTTATTCTATATCGCAGCTCTTACGTGAAGCGCCTGCGGCTGCAGTGTCAATGAATACATTCTTCCTTGCTATCTCCAACAACGTTCCTATGGTTGTTGACCAGATTAGGAAGGTTATTACGGCTAACAAGCAGTTAAAGGCTGCTGGTACTGAAACAGTAAGCGTAGTTAAGCAGATTGTAAAATCGCTCTTCTCCTTCAACGCCATTATGATGCTGGTAGTTACGCTTCTTACTTTCTTCGGTGAGGATATTCTGAAGTGGGCCAAAAACCTAATAACTGGTAACAAGGTTATTATCAGCACGACCAAAGCGCTTAAGAATCTTAAAAAGCAAATTAAGAAGACGAGCGATGAGTTCGGTGAAGGCCTGTCTACTTTGTACCGTTTGCAGCTGCAGTGGAAAAACTTACGTACTGAGGCCGAGAAAACAAAATGGATTAAAAACAACCAGTCTGAGTTCTCAAAGCTTGGCATTGCCATTAACAATATAGCCGATGCTGAGAATGTGTTTATCAAAAATACAGGCGCTGTTATTGAATCTATGCGTCTTCGCGCTATTGCAGCCGCCGCAGAGCAGCTTGCTGCGGAAGAGTATAAGAAGGCAATGCAGGAAGGGGCAAGTCGCGCGGCGCTTGAAGCAGATTACGAGGCACATGAGAAAAGCGTTCGTGGTCGTATTCAAGCCCAATATTTACAGAACGGACAGGTCGGCGACTATACTTGGACCCATGAGCGCGGTAGACAAGTATTACAAAAGACTACACAGGAAGAACTTAATAGACTACAGGAAGAAGCTCTGAAGACTGACAAAGAACGCGCTAAGCAGGCTAAAGAGATTGAGGCCTCCAGTAAGCGTGAAGCACAATATAAAGCCAATGGTGTACAATTTACCAGAATGGCTCTTGGCTATACCCAAGATGTTATTGATAAGCTCAATGCTGCGGGTATTAAGACCGAGGACCAGAAGGACGCCGGTGCCGGTCGTGGTGTTCGTTCTCTTGATGAGTATATTCGCAATATGTCCACTACGCTTATTAAGAAAGCTAACGACGCGGCCGCTAATGCAATCGAAGATGGTTTTGAACAGCGTAAAGCTCAGATTGAAGCGGATTACCAGAACGAGCTTGCTGAACTGCAGAAGATGTATAGCAAGAACGAAGACATCCTCAACAAGCGTGGCGCGTATGCTAAGACCACTTTAACGCCTGAGCAGCGAAACCAGATTGAAACCTCTAACAAGGCTATCGGCCAGATTCTTATCAATCTTGAGGTCGCTAAAAACCAGAAATTAGAGAAGCTCGAGCGCGAGCATAACATCCAGATGAATAAACTGACAGAAGAGCGGTACCAATACATACTCAATCTTGGTGAAGCCACTGCGGATGAGCAACTTGACCTACAAAAGAAAATTCTCGAGGCCCAAAAGAAAGCCGAAATTGAGGCCTATCAGAAGCGCAATCAGGACGACCGTATACGAGATGAAAACGGTAATGATATTGGCCCTCAGCTTATTAGCCAAACCTATGCTAAGAAGGAAAAGGACCTGGTCACAAAGCATACGCAGGAAATGTACCGCATTATTGTAACAGGCCTCGACAATGAACTGGAAGCTGTTCAGTCTAATTCTGACGAGGAACTTGATATTTTGCTTAAGAAACTCGAAGCTGAGCGCCAGATTGCTCTCGCTGAGAATCGTCTAAAGCCAGCCAGCGAACAAGTTAGCGAGTCCTCTATCAAAGCAGCTTTTAATACTAAAGCCGACAGGGCTAAAGGTAGTCACGCTCTTGAAGGCTTCGAGCAGAAACAGGCCTTAAAAAAAGCACGGTTTGATAGCACAGAGCATACAACAATTCAAATCAACCGGTTTGAACTGGAGCAAGAACGTGACTTGTGGACTAAGAAAGTTGAGCTCGCTGAAGCTGGAATGCTGGACTGGTCTAAGACCCAGATTGATGAGGCCAAACAGATGATTGCCAACTTCGAGAAAGAGCTCAAGAAGCTGCCTAAGGGCGTTAATGAAATCATCGCTGAAATCGGTGAGTATGGCGTAGGCGGAACAATACTTAAGCGTCTTGGTTTTGACGATAAAGCAGTTGATGCCATGGGCATGACAATCGACCAAATCAAGGATAACATCTCTTCTCTGATTGACGCTTGGAATGAGGCAGCGCAAGCAGCCGTAGACGCCGCAGATAAACAAGTTGAGGCAGCGCAAAGGACGTTAGATGCAGAAATCGAAGCCCGCAATAACGGTTATGCCAATGAGGTTGTTACGGCTCAGAAGGAACTGGCGCTTGCCAGGAAGAACCGCGAGAAGGCGTTGAAGGAACAAGAAAAAGCGCAAAAAGCACAAAGGGCGTTAGACTCGATACAACAAGCGTCAAATCTTGTAACTGCTTCCGCCTTAATATGGGCGCAATTGGGTTTCCCTTATGCAATTCCGGCAATTGCTTTAATGTGGGCTTCATTTGCGGCAGCGAAGATAAAGGCGCTACAAGTTTCCAAGCAAAACACGGAGCAATACGGTGAAGGCGGTCTTGAATTCCTCGAAGGCGGGTCTCACGCTTCTGGTAATGATATTGACCTTGGTGTTGAAAACAAGCGCCATAAGAGAATGCGTGCTGAAGGCGGTGAGGCTCTCGCAATTATTAGTAAGAAGCGCACTCGTCAATATCGCGATATACTTCCTGGTATTATCGAGAGCCTTAATAAGGGTACATTCGAGCAATCCTATATGCAATCCTTCGCAGCACCTATCGAACTGCAGTTAGCCGGCGTTGGTCAGACTACGGATATATCCAGACTTGAGCGCGATGTGACTCATATCAAGGAAGAGCTTGGTTATAGGTACTACTCCGAACCTGACCAGACAATCATCAAAAAGGGTAATCTGACAAGAATAATAAAGAAATAATGGACCAATTAAAATGTTCAGACTGCCAATACTGTAAGAGAGCTGATTGGTGTATTCTACAGCCTTATTGTGATATTACAAAAATGCCTACAAGCCTTGACTCTCCTGCATGTATCTCAATAGTAAGGGAAACTGGCCGTCGTCCAGTATGTATAACAACAAACAAAGTTTAAAGTTATGGAAATCATTAAAGGTATCTTCTCAGAAGCATTCTGGTACATTGCTCCGCTGCTCATGGCGCTCACTGTAGCCATCGCAGGTGTTATTAACGGGGCCTTCAAAATCACAAAAGGCATGTAGCCGCAGGTCGTTGCCTGGGTTGTTGGAACTCTGCTCTCTGTTGCCGCCTGGGCTCTGAAGCTCATCGAGTTTGGTGACCCGATATGGCTAGGCGTAGTAATGCTCGCGATTGTTGTTGGTCTTTCCAGTAATGGTGTGTATGACATTCCAACTATCAAGGCCTTTGTTGACAAATGGTTCGAGAGAGGCGCACTAAAGGATTTACGTAAGAAACTGGAATAGCGATATTATCCAACAAATAGGTCCCGGACAGGTAATCTGCTCCGGGATTTATTGTCTTGTTAGATTTGCTAAATTGTACCAAAAGCTCACTTTAATTTATTATATTTATGCGTATAGTAGAAAGCCCGTAATATATGACAGTTAAGAGCACATTACTGCCCTCAGAGAAGGCTAGGCAAATTCAAAGAACCGCTGGCAATTTTAATTGTCGTTTGCAGAGGCTAGCTGTTGCAGCAAATAAGCAGGCCAGGGTTGTAGTCGCAGGAGAGGAGGAAGACCTCAAAGCGTTATTTGAATCAATCGGCGAAATATTAAAAGCAAACCACGATGAACCCGATATACAAATTTGAATTAACCGCCGGGGACATAACGCAACAGGCGTTTCCGATTTATAAAGATGATTTGGCGATTGATTACGCGTTGGAACAGAACCAAGAATTTTACCGGGGCAAATTATCCGGAAAATTGACGTTCCAGCAGAAGGATTATACGTTTATCGTATCGAAGGCTTTCGACACGCAATTCGGGCTGGAAATCTTCATTTCGTATGACGGGGGGCAATCGTGGGCATCCTATTGGCGCGGAAAGTTCTGGAAAACTGATTGCGAATTTAACGAGGACGACCAAACCGCTATTGTAACGCCAAGCGTCAACGACCGCTATAACGCGGTTCTGGCGGGCATGGAAAAGGAATACAACTTGATTGATTTAGCCCCTGAAATCGTGCCTGTGAAGGCCGATAAACGGCCAATGGTGCAAGTTTACGTTCCTGGCCAGACGGTCATTGGCTGCTTCCTCTCGGGAATGTGGTGGGAGCAAGAATGCGAAGCCGTGACCAATGAAAGCGCATTGAAAAATACATACCATTTTGTGCGTAGTAACTCTTTATTTGTAGTCGAGGTATCGGGCGGAGGTTCGATTTCATTGCCACGAATATTCACGGGCGAATCATTTGACTCGATGAAAACAGGAACGCAAGATTACACGAATGAAGGGTATACGTTTCGTTATGCAAATTACACGCAATCAGACCCAGACGGGGGCGGCTTCGACATCGTCTGGTCTATCATCCGCAATTCCGATTCTAAGACCTTGTGGTCAAAAACGATGATGGGAAGCGACGTCCCTCCACAATTGCCTTACGAAATGGTCTTGAACCCAGTTTCTGGAAGCGGCGCAACCGGAAATGTGACATTGTATCTGCATACCATATCTGTTTATTCTCGGCTGATTTGCGATACGAAAACAATCGTAACGGGCAGTTCGACGCGGAACACGCATGAAATTCCAGCGGATGATATTGTGGAAAATAACCGGAATTATACGCGAGTAATAGGATATGATTTTCCTGATTCTATCGTATTTTCGACCAGATTGGCGGCAACGCCAACGAAATGGGGAATATACCAGCCAGGAGAATATTATTTTAATCCGGCAGATATCGCATTATTGGGGTTAGGCGAGGCGTTCCCAGTTGCGCGCAATGCCTGGGGGCTTGTGTCAATTTGGTTTGTCTTTTCGGCCGTTGATTGGATTGTAGAATCTTCCGCACGGCGAACATTCACGATTCGCGACGTGTATCCGCTTGCCTCTGTAATTTCAGTTTTGCTGGCAAAGATTGCGCCCGGAATTACTCATGAAGGCACGACGGATTATTCGAAATTTCTTTATGACACAAACCCAATTACCAACGTTGACCAGCGGTTATTTATTACGCCTAAGTCAAATTTGGTGACAGCTGGTTATGACCAACCGGCTCAAAAGGCACCAATAACGCTAAAGCGCATTACGGACATGTTGCGCGACTGTTTTCGTTGCTATTGGTTTATCGACGAACAAAACCGGTTCAGGATTGAACATATATCGTATTTTATGAATGGCGGAACATATCAACGGGAACAACCAAAAATTGGCATCAATTTAACCGAACAGATTGTAGCCCGTAATGGCAAACCGTGGGCGTTTGCCCGCAATCAATACGAATTCGACAAGCCCGAGATGGCGGCTAGGTATCAATTCGGATGGATGGACGACGTTACGGAGCTTTTCAACGGATACCCTATCGACATTATTTCCAATTACGTCAATCCGGACAACATAGAGCAAATTGACGTGTCGCAATTCACTTCTGACGTTGATTATATTTTGCTAAATCCTAGCGAAATTTCGAAAGATGGCTTTGTATTGCTTGCCGGAACGGAGCTGAAAGAATCAAAAACATACGCGACGCAAGATTGGCAAAGCCTTGGCGCATGCTCGGCTGGGACTTACAAAATAACGTGCATTTCGGGGCACATCGGGTCATATATGCTGGATGATGGGCAATCGCATCCGCTTGTCTATGGACCGGGCGAAGGCGGGCAAATTACGATACCAGACACAAACAATTTAAAAATATACACGATTGCGAACACCACAGTCGAAATAGTGGCATTGTCGCAATATAAATTGTCGTATGAAAATTTTAAATTCGACGACACAGACCACATTTTGCAAAATGCATGGGTCTCATTTATGTTTTTGCAGCGATATTACGCATATGACATGCCAGCCTATCAATATAAAATCAACAACGAACAGATGCGCGCTTACGGCATAAAGAAATTGAAGACTCAAAGCATTAAATTCCCGATTTTGACCGACCCGAATTTAATGAAATTAGTCAAAACAAATTTAGGTAATGGGACGATTGAAAAATTATCAATAAATTTGTCGTCAAGGAACGCAAACGCAACGTTGAAGTATGATACCGAATAACAATTTATCCGTTTTGCCGTGGTACACGTCCATTGAGCAACAGAACGCCCGCAAATGGTGGGCGTATGGGCGCATATATCCTTTATTTACGCCCGCCGGATTCATTTTGCCATTTCAGATTCAATTACCAATAACAGAGGAAAGGCAGATTATATCATGGAAAATATATGATAAGACGGGGAATGAAGTTGCGAATTTAATGAGCATGCAAAATTTGATAATTCAAAAGATTATCAATAACCAATATTCGGTATTAATATTCAACGGATTAACGCCGATTGTTGCACAAATGCAAGACGGGCAGTATTATTCATATTTAGAGGTAGATACCGATTCGCAAGGATTTTTTGAGCTTTATTCGGAAATTTTCACGGTTGTAAATGACATCCAACCGTATCTGAAAATTACGTGGTGGGATAATGTGGATTTCGTGATGGACGCGGGAACAATTGTTTACAACTATGCGGATGGCATCCAATTTCGTAATATATTGTATTTGCCGGCGGATATCGCAAAACCGGAATATATTTTTGAGGAAGAGGGAGAAACCCGGGACGGTTATTTTTTCCCGATTAAACAGATTTCGGAAAAGCGTTATCATTTTTCTTTCCTTGCGCCCGAATATCTATTGGATGTCATGCGCTTTATCCGGATGGCGGATTACGCAAATATCGAATATCACGGGCAAACGTATAGCCTGGACACGTTTCTAATTACCCCGGAATGGGAAGATGACGGCGACGTAGCGGCCGTGAAAGCCGAGTTTGACACGGCAACCGTGGCGAAGAAAATCAGCTTGGGCTACGTAGAGGCTCAACGTGGCGATTTTAACGACGACTTTAACAACGATTATAATAACAAATAATATCTTGATTATGTCAAATTACGCATCACTTAAATCTGCGATACAGCAGGTTATAAAGACAAACGGCAAGAACAAAATTACTGGTGCGTTGCTTCAACAATCACTGTTATCGATGATTAATTCGTTAGGAGCGGGTTATCAATTCATGGGTGTTGCAACGCCATCAACAAATCCAGGAACGCCAGATGCTCGCGTTATGTATCTCGCTTATTTGCCTGGTACGTATGTGAATTTTGGCGGATTGGCAGTTACCGGCTTTTGCGTTCTTAAATACAATACGGCTTGGACAAAAGAGGACATCCCGATTTCCAGCAGCTCAGGCGGTAGTACAGACCTCTCAGCCTACGCCACGAAAGCCGACGTCAAGGCTGCTCTCGATGAAAAACAGAACACTC